GCTTTCAAGAATGTGGAGCTGCTCGGTCTGCGCGAACAACATGCCGCCGCTCGCGCCGCCGCCGACCGCGAGGCTCTGCAGCGCCTGCAGGCCGCCATCGCCCGCGGCGACCAGCTCACCCGCGAACTCAACCAGGCCGTCGCCGACACCCTTGCCCTACAGGAGCGCCTCGACCATGAACTTGCCCGCGCTACCATTGGCCGCGCCTGCCTTGGCGCTGATGCTCTGCGCCTGCTCGACCGTGCCGCCCGCCCAGCCGCCGTGCCCGACCCCGCCCGCCGCGCTGCTCGAGCCGATGCCGCAGAGCCTGCCGCCCCTCCCGCGCAGCGAGGCCACGGCTCCGGCGACGGCGACACCGCCAGCGACACCGATGTCGCCCGCTGGGCCAACGCCGCCTACGCCCGCTACGCCCAGTGCGCCCAGCGCCTCGATGCGCTGATCCGCTGGCACCAGCCCGCCCCCATTTCTGCTTCCATTCCTGCCCCCGACCCCGCTCGCGCCGAGGATGCCGCCCCGTGATCATCGAAATCAACTACTTCACCGTGGCCCTGCTGGCGGGCATCGCCAGCGCCCTGATCGCCGGCGTGTGGGCGATCGGGCGCACCTTCCTGCAGCAGTACGGCGCCATGCTGGGCGACCAGCTCACGAGCTTTCGCGAGAGCGAGGCGGCGCAGTCCGCCGCCATCGCCCGCCGGCTCGACGCCCTGGAGTCCGACCTCGGCGGGCGCATGGGCGACCACGCCGGGCGCATCGCCCGCCTGGAGGGTGTCGTCAGCAAGGCCCCCACCCATAACGACCTCAGCAAGCTCTACGAAAAGCAGAACGAAACCGCCCGCACCCTGGCCACGCTGCTCGGCGAGGTCAAGGGCCAGGGCGACACGCTGCGCCTGATCCTCAACCAGATTGCCCAGAAGGGCATGCAATAAGGGGCCGCACATGAGCACCACCGCCCAGCGCGAAGCCGAGCGCCTGCGACGCCACGGCATCCTCAGCCTGCTGTTTTTCGTGCCCGGCCAGTCGATGACGGCCCGGCGCCTGCGCGATGAGCTCGAGGCCGTCCACGGCCAAGTCGTCACCGTCGACCGCGTGCGCGCCGATCTGCTGTGGCTCGCCGACGTGGGCCTGGTCACCGGCCTGGCCGACGCCGCCACGCTCACCGAGGCCGGGCGCGACGTGGTGCTGCAGCGCGCGCAGATGCCGGGAGCCGCCTGACCATGGCGCACCCTGACGAAACCCGCCGCGCCGTGCGCGCCGCCTTCGTCTTCGACCAGTTCGGGCTGGAGGTGGCCGCGCTCAAGCACGAGGTCCCCATCGCCACCGCACGCCGCTGGAAGGCCGAGGCCAAGAAAGCCGGCGACGACTGGGACAAGGCCCGCGGCGCGCAGATGATCGCCGGCGGCGGTATCGAGGACGTGGTGCGCCAGACGCTGGCCGTGGTCGTGCAGCAGGTGCAGGCCACCGTGGAGAGCATCCAGGCCGCGCCCGACATGGATCCGGCTACCAAGGTGCAGATGCTGGCGAGCCTCGCCGACGCCTACCACAAGCTGATGGCGGTCTCGAAGCGGCTGATGCCCGAGACCGACAAGCTGGCGATCGCCATGGACGTGCTCAAGCGCTTCGGCGAGTTCATCGCCAAGCGCAAGCCGGCGCTGGCCGGGGAGTTCGTCGAGCAGCTGGAGAACTTCGGCGATGAGATCGCCCGTGCCTACAGTTAACGACTGAATTCAGCGGCGGAACGTCCGCTGCAATGTTGAGTTGGGCGTCCCAACAGGAGAAAAAGGAATGCGCGCAATCATCATCGAAGAAGACAGGTTCAACGACCTGACGGAAACGCTGAGACTGAAGGAACTGGACAAGCGCAGCGATAACACCGCCGAGCGGCTGGGCTGGCCGATGGAGATTTGGCGCGAAGCCCTCGACACCGCTCGTCGCGAAATGCACTTCGAGTTTGTGCGGTGGGCACAGAGTCACGGCGCTTCGTGCGTGAGGAAGTGACGCCCAACGTTTGATATGAGGGGCCGGCGCGGCTTTTTGCGACGGTCCCGCTCGATGGATTAGTTGGGCGTTTCCCCAGAGAGGAATGGACATGAGTGAAGTAGCGATGAAACTCAAACTGCTGCAGCAGGCAAACCTGCTGGTGAAGACCAACGACCCCAAGACGACGCTTGTAGCCGTCGCGGGGCTGCTGGACGCGCTGGGTAGCCTGATGAGCGAATGGACCGGAGAAGCGGTGCGCGTGCGTATGACGGCGGAAGGGCAGCCCGACGTGCTGGACATGGTGAAGCGGCCGAGCACAGCAGGAGCGCCACATTGACGCCCAACAACCAGGAGCCGTGAAATGACAAAAGCAGTTCGCATCGAGAACGCAGATACGGGGCCTTGCAAGGTGATCGTGGAGGTGTGGAAAAAGGGATGGGATGACGAGCCCGATCGTCTTTTGCGCCAAGAGGAGCTTCCCTACCCCACTGCGATGACCAGCCATCAGGTCTATCTGACCGCCGACCGTTACATCGTGATCCGGGAGGAATCCGCAAAATGAATGATCAGCAGATCGAGCAGGAGATCCAGGCCAAGGGCCTGACTGCGCCGCGGGTCACCCCCGAGGATGTCGAGGCCAGTATCGCGATGGAGTACTGCTTCACCGACGAGCACGGTGTCGAGGGCGCAATGGCGCGCCGCGAACTGTGGGCGCGAGATGCCGCGGGAAAAGTGTTCGACGCCCGCATGGGCCCCATCACCTTTTGCGTGATCATCATGCGCAACGGCCACAAGATCGTGGGGGTGAACACCGGACCGGTGAGCAACGCCAACTTTGACGGCGAGCTCGCCCGCAAGCTGGCCCGCAAGAACGCGGTCGACCAGATCTGGCCGCTGCTGGGCTACGACCTTCGCCAGCGGCTGGCGGCTTATGGCTAAGGTGCTGCTCGCGCTCCTGATCGGGCTGCTCGCCGGCTACTTCGTAGGCTACCGATACGCACACCTGCACATCGCCCACGAGTGCCGCAGGCTGGGCGGATTCTTCGTCGACCGAGCGATCTTCAAATGCGTCGAAGTCGTAGGAGGCCAAGGCGAAGATGACCACCAGCACCCGTAAAAACAAGAGCCTCCGCGCCGATGCGCAAGCATCGCCTCTCGATGCCTATCCGCGCACCACGCGGTGTATCGAGGCTGTAATGCGCCAGTACCCAGGGGAGACGCCCAGGGCGCTCGCGCGTTACTACGAGGCCGTGCACCAGGAGCTTGCACCGCTCGCGCGTCAGATGGAGAGCGAAGTCGCAGAGCTGATGCGCGCGCTAGAGAACATACGTCTGTTTGCTGCTCGCCACCGTCGTGAAGAGTGGGCGCAGACCGTCCTGACGCTGTGCGCAGGCGTCGGTGTGACGCCTGCTGTCTTGCGGGGCGACGATGTCCACCAGCACCCGTAAATCCTTCCTCGCCGACCTCGCCAACCTCGCCGCCTCGTTCCGCGCGCGGATCGAGGCCGAGGTCACCGGCTTCGACCCGGACCCCGCCGCGTGCCAAAAGCGGCGCAAACAGGCGCACGACGACTTCGGCTATTTCGTCAGCGCCTACTTCCCGCACTACGTGCGCAGCCCACACCGCTCGCGCCTGCACGACTACCTGTTCGCCCGCCTGCCCGAGATCGCCGCCAGCGAGAAAAGCGAGACCGACGCCATCGCCGCGCCCCGCGGCGAGGCCAAGTCCACGCTGGTCTCGCAGCTCTTCGTGCTGTGGTGCCTGGTCACCGCGCGCAAGCGCTACCCGGTGATCGTCATGGACAGCATCGACCAGGCGTACCCGATGCTGGAGGCGATCAAGGCCGAGCTGGAGTTCAACCCGCGCCTGGCGATGGACTTCCCCGAGGCCTGCGGCCAGGGGAGGGTGTGGCAGGCGGGCACCATCGTCACCGCCAACAATGCCAAGGTGCAGGTGGCGGGCTCCGGCAAGAAGTTGCGCGGCCTGCGCCACGGCCCCTACCGCCCCGACCTGGCCGTGCTCGACGACATCGAGAACGACGAGCAGGTGCGAAACCCCGAGCAGCGCGACAAGCTGCAGAGCTGGGTGAGCAAGACCATCCTGCCGCTGGGCGGCGCCGGGGCCAAGTTCGACGTGGTCTATATCGGCACCATCCTGCACTACGACTCGGTGCTCTCGCGCACACTGGCCAACAAGATGTGGTGCACCGCGCGCTTCAAGGCGCTGCTGCGCTGGCCCGACCGCCTGGACCTGTGGGACCGCTGGGAAGAAACCCTGCGCAACCAGGGCGAGGACGCCGCCGACGCCTTCTACGCCGAGCACCAGGGGGAGATGGAGCGCGGCGCCGAGTGCAGCTGGGCCGCACGCCCGCTGCTGGCGCTGATGAAAATCCGCGCCCGCGACGGGCACGACACGTTCGATTCCGAATACCAGAACGATCCGGTGGCCGGCGACAACGCGCCCTTCGCCGGCATCATCCAGTTCTGGGTCAATCACCTGGCCGACTGGGTCTTCTTCGGCGCGTGCGATCCGTCGCTCGGCAAGGCCGGCGCCAGCCGCGACCCCTCGGCCATCCTGGTGGGCGGGCTCAACCGCCAGACCGGCATCCTCGACGTGGTCGAGGCGGCCATCCGCAAGCGCCTGCCCGACCGCATCATCGAAGACGTCATCGCCTACCAGGCGGAATACCGCGCCCTGCTGTGGGTGATCGAGACGGTTCAGTTCCAGGCCTTTCTATATAGCGAGCTGGTCAAGCGCGCGGCCGCGCGCGGCATTCCGGTACCGGCGCGCGGGGTGCAGCCGATCAGCGACAAGCTGCTGCGCATCGAGTCGATCCAGCCCCACGTCAAGAACGGGCTGATCCGCCTGTACCCAAGCCAGACGACGCTGATCGACCAGTTGCGCCACTTCCCCAAGGCCGACCACGACGACGGCCCCGACGCCCTGCAGATGCTGTGGATGGCCGCCACCACGCTGGGCGGTGGTGTGGAAGGGTTCCGCAGCCTGGGCCGTCACGGCTCGGCGCAGCGTGGCCACCAGGTCGGCGGAGACGACTGGGGCGACAACTCCCGGAGGATGTTCTGATGATGCAACTGATGCAAATCACCTACCAAGACGGCAGCATCGAGGCCGTCACCCCCGACGTGCTGGTGTCGCGCATCGTGCGCGCGGCCGAGCAGCGCCGCCAATGGCTGGAGGCCGGGCGGGAGATGATCAACTGGCTGTACTCCACGCTGCCCGCCGACCAGGTTGCCGAGGCCCTGCGCCCGCTCTTCGAGCGCGGGCTGTTCGATGTCGAGATCGGCGCATGAGACGACGCCTCAGAAACGGCCGTGATCCGTTTTTTGTGGCCGGGGGTGGCCTGTGTGTCTGCGCCCCCCTGATCTGGGCTAGTAACGGGGCGGTAACGGCCTTGCCGTGCATCGTGCGCGGAGCCGCGGCGGTCGAAACCCGTTCCTGCGGTGCTCGCGGTCGCATTTGAATGGAAATTCCAGCATGAAAATACTCGACGCCCACGGCACCCCCATCGACACCGGGAGCCTGCGCGAACCGCAGACCACCCGCATTGCCGCCCTGCAGCATCAGCTGATCGACAGCCAGTTGGACGGTCTCACTCCCGCCAGGGCCGCACGCATCCTCAAGGATGCCGACCGCGGCGACCTGACGGCGCAGGCGCAGCTATTCGACGACATGCTCGACCGCGACCCCCACTTGCGCTGCGAATTCGACAAGCGCCAGGGGGCGCTGGTGGGGCTGGACTGGTCGATCGAGCCGCCCGGCAACGCCAGCGCCGCCGAGAAGGCGGCCGCGGCCTTCGCCGAGGAGATGCTGCGCGACACCGTCGACGACCTCGAGGACGTGGTGCTGGCGATGATGGAGGCGCCCGGCTTCGGCTACGCCGCCATCGAGCTGGAGTGGGAGAAGTGGGGCAAGGACTGGATTCCGAACTTCCACCCGCGCCCGCAGACCTGGCTTACCACCGACCTCGATCGGCGCGAGCTGCG